TCAGGCGTTGGCTGGCCGCATAACGTCATCGAAGCTCAGGTCCTGCTGGGTGGTTTTAGCATGTTCTGCCACCCATTCGGCCACCTGATCTTCCATCACGCGATTCTGCAGCCCAGACATCAACTGGGGGTCACCGTTGTAGAGTTCAATGACCTTCTCCGGCTCCTCATAGGTCGAGGCGATCGCGGCAAGCTGCTCGGCAACGCGCTTGCGGTCGATCTTGAGCTCCTGCTTGCGGGCGATTTCACCCATCAGCAGGCCAGCAATCACTCGCTTGCGCGCGATCGGCGTCGCCGCCTCGATCAGCTGCGGCGGCGGTTGCTGGCCGCGCGGCACACTGCCGGTAGCCATGTTCTGCGCTTCCGACTGCACCATCAGCTTGGGCACATCCAGCTCGGGATGTGCGTCAGCCAGCCTTTCGGCCACTTCGGACTTCAGGCGCGCCATCAGCGCAGCCTTCAGTTCACGCTCCAGGTTCGCACGTACTTCCTTGCGGAAAGTCTCCAGGTCGCCATCGTCGATACCGAACAGCTTGACGAACTCGCCGTCGATCTCAGGCAGCTTCGGCTCCTGCACCTTGATGATCTTGAAACTGACCTTGGCGGTCTTGCCAGCCAGCTGGTCGTTACGGAAATCCGCAGGAAACGCGATTTCAGCGTCGAAACTGTCATCGGTCTTGCGGCCGACAAGCGCTTCGTCCAGTGCCTTGAACAAGGTACCCGAGCCAAGCACGCTACCGGCGCGCTCCAGGCCTTCCGCCGGGAAGCGGTAGTCACCGGCCTCGGCGGAGTATTCAAACATCACGAAATCGCCCTCGATCGAGGCGCGGTCGACTTCGTCGAAGCTGCGGCGCTGCTGACGCAGGGTTTCCAGCATCTTGTCGATATCGGCGTCAGTCACCACTGCTACCGTACGGTTGATCTCGAGTGCGGCCACATCGACAGCAGGAAACTCCGGCATCACCTCGAAGGTGGCGGTGTAGGCGATTTCGCCATTTTCCGGCTGGCCGGTGGTATTGATCGCCGGATTCGCGATCGGCTGCAGCTTTTCCTGCTCCACCGCTTCACGCAGCGTGCTGCCGATCAGGTCGGACAACACCTCACCACGCACCTGCGCGCCGAAGCGCTGCTTGATCACCGTGGTGGGTACCTTGCCTGGGCGAAAACCCTTCAGGCGGACCGTGCGACCCATTTCTGCAATGCGCGCGCTCACCTGCGTCTCGAACCGCTCCGCGGGAAACTTCACCGTGAGCTTGCGCTCGAGCGAGCCGATGTTCTCAACCGAAACCTGCATGACGTCTCCTGGTACTACCTATGTTGTGGGCCTGGCACAGGCGCCATGGCGACAATCGTCGCCTACAAATAAAAAAATCACGGGGCATGGTGCGAGAGGCGGGACTCGAACCCGCACGGGGATTAGCCGTCAGAACCTAAACCCGCCCGCATAACACCCCAGCTCAGCCACTTAGCATAGCAATAGCCGCTACAGGTGCCAAATCCAGGTGCCGCCGTTGCCGTCGAGGTGCCGTTTGGGTGCCGCGATGGGTAAAACAACCAACCTAGGGGAGACGATCCAAGAGAGAGAACCTAAAGACTCATTAGGTGCTCTTGACGATCTCCTCTGGGTCTCCAGTGTACCGCCGCCCCATCCCATTTTCAGCCTCGGTGCCTCACGGTGCCGGGGCTTCTTTATGTGCCCAAGGAGAAGACCATGAATCTGATCGCCCACGCTACCGCCGCCACCAGAACCGTCATCGCTGTGATCCTCGGCACACCGATCCGTCGTGACGCTGAGGGACGGTACTGCCTGAACGACCTCCACCGCGCAGCCGGTGAGCTGGAGCGCCACAAGCCCTCGAACTTCATGCAGCTCACCTCGACGGTGGAGCTGGTGGAGGAAGTTTCTAAAGGCTGGGATTCCAGCAATAAGAATCCGGTCGAGATGAGCCGGGGACGGTACGGCGGCACCTACGCAGTGGAAGACCTCGCCCTGAGCTACGCCATGTGGATCAGCCCCCGCTTCCACCTGGATGTCCTGCGGGGTTTCAAAGAGAACCGCGTGAAGGACACGCCGGCCCCCGCCGCCCCCGTCGCAACTCTCTCCACCCTGGAGCTTCTTCAGCTTGGGATGGAGTCGGAGAAGCAACGCCTACTGTTGGCCGCCAAGATCGAGACCGACCGCCCGAAGGTCGAGCTGGCCGAGGCCACCATGGCTGACGGCACGACCATGTGCCTGCGGGAAGCCGGCCAGCGGTTCGGCATGACTGACCAGCAGCTCACCAAGATGCTGATCGACGCCAAGGTGCTCTACCGGGACGGCAAGAACAGCGTCTTCGCCTACGCCAAGTACCTGCGCGCCGGCTGCTTCATCCAGAAGACCCTGGTCAGCCAAGGTCGCGCCCTGGGCCGCACGCACGTCACCGGCAAGGGGACGGAGCTGATCTACCGAGTCCGCCGCCGCTTGCAGGAAGCCGCTCTGGCCGCCTGATCCACCAACACCCCATTCGACACCTCAAGGCCCCGCAAGGGGCCTTTTTCGTTTCTAGGAGACCCGCATGGATACCGTGCAGAACACCCCGTCCCTCCGCGACAGACAGCTCGCCCTCGAAGAAGAATCTCTGACCCTCGGCGTTGACCGCTATAAGAAGGAACGCGGACGCCAGGACGAGGCCGATTCTGGCCCCGGCCGCCGCCTCATCACCGAAAGCGTTACCCCCCTCTCCGCAGCCATCGACACCTTCGTGTCCGAAGCTCGCAACGGGAAACCCGGCAAGAAGCACACCGCTGTTCGCTGGGTCGAGAAGTTCCCGTCCGCCGAGATCGCCTACATCACCGTCCGCCACTGCCTTAACGCCGTCTCGAACAGGGACACCCGCGTGCAGTCGGTCGCTGAGGCCATCGCTACGTCGATTGAGGACTCCATCAACTACTCGCGATTCCGCGAGGTCTCCCCCGGTCTTTACAAGCACATCCAGGGTGTCCTGAAAAAGAGCACCTCCCAGCGCCACTCCCGCAACGTCATGGAAGCGGCCACCCGCCGCGTCGAGCTGGAGCAGTTCGCGTTCCCCGGCTACGACGGCGTTCACTTCGGCATGAAAATGGTCGAGCTGTTCATCGAATCCACAGGGTTCGCCGAGCTGTTCCTCGACTCCAGCCACGGCCAGGACAGACGCCGCACGCTCCTGAGGGGCACCCAGCAGGTGCTCGAATGGCTCGACAAGGCCCACGATGCCGCTGCGCACTTCAGCCCGATCCGCATGCCCATGCTGGTTCGCCCGGTCGATTGGGTGTCCTCCAAGGGTGGCGGCTACCTGACTGATGCTGGTGGTCTCGTGCCGCTGGTGCGTACCCGGAACAAGTCCTACCTGCGCGAGCTGGGCAACGTGGACATGCCGGCCGTGTACCAGTCGATCAACGCGATCCAGTCAACCGCCTGGAAAGTGAACACCTCCGTCCTCCAGGTCATGCAGGACGCCTGGGAAGCTGGCGGCGGCATCGCCGGCCTGCCATCCCGTGACCTGATCGAGCTGCCGGGACTGCCGTCGTTCGACATGGACACATATAAGGTAGAGCAGCCCGAGGAGTTCAAAGCCTGGAAGCGCAAGCGCGCTGACATATATGAGGAGAACGCCCGCTCCACCTCCCAGCGTGTCTCGGCAGCGCAGAAGATCGCCCTCGCCGCCCGCTTCGCCCCCGAGGAGGCCATCTACTTCCCGCATTCGCTGGACTTCAGAGGTCGCGTCTATCCCGTACCGGGAACCCTGAATCCCCAGGGCGACGACCAAGCCAAGGCGCTGCTGACGTTCGCCAAGGGGAAACCCTTGGGCGCTTCGGGTGCCCGCTGGCTCGCCATCCACGTCGCGAACGTCTTCGGTATCGACAAGCTGACGTTCGAGGAGCGCATCCAGTGGGTGAAGGATCACGAGGATCAGATTCTCGACTCCGCGCTCGACCCGATGGACGGTCAACGTTTTTGGGCAACGAACCCCAGCAACCCAGCAAAGGAACCTGACGCCCCCTGGTCGGCCCTGGCCGCCTGCTTCGAGTGGGCTGGCTACAAGATGATGGGCACGGAGTACGTGTCGCATCTCCCCATCGCCCTCGACGGCTCATGCAATGGCCTACAGAACTTCAGCGCCATGCTGCGTGATCCCATCGGTGGCAAGGCAACCAACCTGATCCCCCAGGAGAAACCCGCCGACATCTATACACAGGTGATGAAGGTCGCCGCCGCGCGCGTCAAGAAGGAAGCCGAAGGTGGCTGTCCTCTGGCCGCGCGCTGGGACGGTCAGCTTTCCCGTGACATCGTGAAGCGCCCCGTGATGACCCTGCCCTACGGCGTGACCAAGGCCGGCATGCGCGGGCAGATCATGGAGAAGATGGGCAACGAACGGGACAAGCAGGCCCACGAGGAATCCTCGTACCTTGCTGGTGTGCTGTGGGATGCCATTGGTCAGGTGGTGATCGCCGCTCGTGTAGCGATGGATTGGCTGAAGGCCTCCGCGAAGGTTGCAGCAAAGGGCGACATGCCCGTGAGCTGGACAACCCCGGCCGGATTCCCGGTGCTCCAGGAGTACCGCGAAACCCTCGGAACCCGCGTAGAAACGCACATTGGGGGGAGATCGGTACGTATAACAACCAACGTAGAAGGAACAAAACTCGATTCACGCAGACAGGCCCTGGGCATCTCGCCCAATTTCATCCACTCCTGTGATGCGGCCCACCTGATGCTCACCGTCTGCACTGCCCTTGAGAACGGCATTACGGACTTCGCCATGATCCACGACTCCTACGCAGCCCACGCGGCTGACACCGACGTGCTGGCCGCCTCACTGAGAGCTGCCTTCCACGAGCAGTACACCCGCGAAGTCCTCACCGACTTCCGCAACGAACTGGCCGCTCAGCTTCCGGCTGAAGTGGCTGTCGAACTTCCCGAACTCCCGCCCTGCGGCGACCTCGACCTCTCCTTGGTCGAATCGTCCCTGTACTTCTTTGCCTAATTACTTGATTCCTTTTGACCATTGAGGACACCATGAGCATCCAGTACAACTCCCAACTCAATACCCACACCGCCACCGACAGATACGGCGTTGTGCTCGCGATCTACGACCCCGCCGTCCACGGCACGCTGGCTGACTTCCGAGTCGCCGCGCGCTCCCTGCTGGGGGGCTGAGCCGATGTTCATCTGGACTTTCGGCGACGTGATCGGCGTCGCCCTGCTGGGCACCTGCGTCCTCATCGGTGCCGCCGCCGCGACCGTGATGGCCGTCAAGGCCGCCGCCCGCCGCGTCCGCAACACCTTCCGCAACCTCTGGAGTCGCTTTCATGGCTAAGGCACGCACGCTGTCCCCGTTCTACACGAAGCGCATGCAGCGCATGGCCGTCGCCGCATCGCGGACGAACGATCTGCCGCTGATCCTGGCTGTCACTGGCGAGATCAAGCGTGCCCTGCGCAAGCGTGCGTTCTTCCATCTGATCCGCCACTCGTGGCCGGCGCAGCGCACAGGCGTCAACTACGCCGCAATCGACACCAATCTCGGACTGATGGCCCGCTTCTCGTGAGCTTGGTCTCCACAGTCCGCGACCGCGTACTGGCCTCGTCCCCTACCGCTGCGGCGGAAGGGGCGTTCGCCGTAATCAACGCGCTGCAAGACCTTCACCCGGCCCGCCAAGTCCTCGCACTGGCCGCCGCGCTGAAGGTGACCGCTGAAGTCCTGGAGATCGACCCTCGCGAACTGCTGAGCGTCGTGGGTCGCATGCAGGACGACTGCACCTTCCGCAACGAAGACACCTTCTCTGCCGTGACGGCCTACGTCGAAGGTGAGATCAAACAGAGGTTCACCTGAAAACCCCAACCGAACTCCTTCGGGACGCCTACCGCGAGCTGGATGAAACCGGATCGCTGTCCCTCAAGACCCTGCGCAATCTCCACACGGCCGGAATCGACACCGCCGTGTTGACTGCAATCTCAAACCCCTACCCGGAAGACTGAATGGCACAGAAGAAGTACCCGATCCTCAACACCCCGAAGGGTGTGGCCGTATGGCCGAACCTCAATGCACCGGACACGAAGTTCAAGCCCGAAGGTGAGTACACCGCGCGGCTGGCATTCGATCCGAACCTGCCTGAAGTACAGAAGCTCGTCTCCGATCTGGAGAAGGTGCGCGACGAACTGTTCGAGGAGTTCAAGGCTGAGAAGCCGGCTCACAAGAAGTTCGAGGCCGCCCCGGTATTCACCGAGGAGCTGGACAAGGAAGGCGAAGAAACCGGCCGCATCACCATCAACTTCAAGATGAAGGCCAGTGGCGTCAGCAAGAAGACCAACAAGCCGTGGACGCGTAAGCCGACGATCTTCGACAGCAAGGGCAAAGAGATCAAGAACCCGCCGACCATCGGTGGCGGTTCCGTTCTCCGCGTTGCCTGCGAGCTGGGCGGCGGCGGCGTGCCGAGCGCCAAGAAGTTCTACCTGTCACCGAAACTGGTTGGCGTGAAGCTGCTGGAACTGGTGAGCTTCGGCAGTGTGACTGCTGCGGGTTGCGGCTTCGGTGAAGACGAAGGCGGCTACGAAGCCGACGACACACCGGCACCGTCGTTCGACGACAACGACGAAGCAAGCAACGAGGACACGAGTGGCGGCAGCGGGGACTTCTAAGTTCCTGACACCGGGCATGAAGCCGGAAGCGGTGGTGGCGGGACATCTCGCCACCATCCACATCCCACTCGAACCTCTGCCCGCATCCCGCCCCCGAGTCACCCGCTGGGGCACCTACATCGCCAAGCCGTACAAGCAGTGGATCGACGCTGCACTCGAAGTGATTCCCGAGGGAACCCTCTGGATCGACAAGAACAAACCCCTCCTCGTTGTGACCACGGCCGTCTGCACAAAGGCCCGCACGTCCAAGCTGTTCTTCCCGCGTATGGATGTCGATAACACCGCCAAAGCGGCACTCGACATCATCACGAAGATCGGCGGCTATTGGGCAGACGACAATCAGATTGTCCACCTGGTCACGACCAAGCGATTCGCCGCTCCAGGCGAAGCCGCATACACCTCCGTAAGCATCTACTCGTTGTGAAGATCAAGGCACTCGACACCATCGAGCGCATCTTCGTCACCTGTTCCATGACCGCTCCATCCGCCGACATCGGCGTGAAGGAACTGGCGAGCGCACACCGCCGCCAGGGTTACTCCGAGATCGCCGTTCACTACGTCATCCGACGCGACGGCACTGTCGAGAAGGGACGGGACGAACGCGTTCGTGGTGCTGTCGCGCCTACCCATGCCTCCAGCTCGCTCCAGGTCTGCCTCATCGGCGGCCTCACCGAGTTCCTGGAGACGAAGGGGAGCTTCACGGCGGAGCAACTGATGGTGCTGCGGGCAATGACCGCGCGACCGGATCACTGCCTTCCGCTGGTGTTTGGTCACGAGGCACCTCTCCTCGCCCTGAAAGAACTCCTCAAGGAACCCTGATGAAACTCCCGCTGCAATCAAAGACCGTGCTCGCGCACCTGCGTGCCGAAGCGCACATCACCTCGTGGCAAGCCGAGGGTGTTTACCGCATCCGCCGTCTCGCCTCACGCATCGACGAGATCGTTGCAGCGGGATACGAGGTCATCAAGACCGAGGCGCGTGACGCCACCGGCCAACGCTACATCCGCTACTCCCTCAGCGCGACGCAGAAGCGTTACGCCGGCCCGATCAATCCGCCCCGCGCCAAGTGCCTGCGGCTGAACGTCGAGCACATCGAAGAAACCATGCGTCGCCTCGGGCATTGCCCGTGCGCGATCAGCTCCCTCATCAATGCTCTCAAGGAAACTGCATGACCCAGGCTGCAACCACGATGCGCGCCGCGTTCGATAGCGCGTACCGCAACGCGAACCACACCAACAACGTCATCCGCCTCGTCGGTTCCGCACTGCGCCGCAAGGTCGGCCTGGTGACCCGCAAGGCCATGTGGTCTGTCCAGCGTGGAAACCGCTGAGTCCGAGCTGGTCTCGAAAGGCTCGTGCGACGACTGCGGTTCCTCCGATGCGTGTGCCCTCTACACCGATGGGCACACGCACTGCTTCTCCTGCGGCAAGACCCGCCAGGGCGATAGCACCCATACCCCCACAAGGAGCAAGCGAATGTCCGCAGACTTCCTGCATGGACAGGCCCAAGCTCTAACCAAGCGGGGACTGTCGGAAGATACCTGTGCCAAGTTCGGCTACACAGTCGGCGAGCACCACGGGAAACCAGTACAGATCGCCAACTACATGCGTGACGGCGAAGTGGTTGCGCAGAAGGTGCGCTACGCCGGTAAGGAGTTCAACGTCCGTGGCTCGCTCAAAGGAGCCGGCCTGTACGGTCAGCATCTCTGGAGTCCCGGCCGCCGCATCGTCATCACTGAAGGCGAGATCGACTGCCTCAGTGTGAGTCAGGCGCAAGAGAACAAGTGGCCCGTCGTGTCCGTTCCGAACGGTGCTCAAGGTGCGAAGAAGACCATCGCCCAAGAACTTGAGTGGCTGGAGAAGTTCGAGGAAGTTGTCCTCGTGTTCGACATGGACGAACCTGGTCAGGCTGCTGCGCAAGAGTGCGCGCTGCTGTTCACACCGGGCAAGTGCAAGATCGCGCACCTGTCGATGAAAGACCCGAACGAACTCCTGCTGGCCGGCAAGGCCCGCGAGATCATCACGGCCATCTGGAACGCCAAGGTGTTCCGCCCCGATGGCATCGTGACGTTCGGTGACATCAAAGAGAAGGCGCTCGCCAAGATCATCCGTGGACTTCCGTGGTTCCTCCCGTCCCTGACGGAGTACACCTACGGCCGTCGCTATGGCGAGGTGTACTTCTTTGGTGCGGGCACAGGCATCGGCAAGACCGACCTGTTCACGCAGGAGATCGTCCACACCGCTGTGACCCTCAACGAGAAGGTCGGCCTGTTCTACCTGGAGCAGCCGCCCGTCGAGACTGGCAAGCGTGTCGCCGGCAAGCTCGCCGGTCGCCGTTTCCATGTCCCTGACAACTCGTGGACGCAGGAGGAACTCAACGAAGCGTTCGAGAAGGTCGAAGCCAGTGGCAACGTCTTCATGTACGACTCGTTCGGCAGCACGGAGTGGCCGATTGTTCTGGCGAAGATGAAGTACCTCGCGGCTGCTGAAGGCGTGAAGCACTTCTTCCTCGACCACCTTACGGCCCTCGCGGCTGCTGAGGACGACGAGCGCAAGGCCCTCGAACAGATCATGGCCGAGATCGCCTCGTTCGCGCAGGCATACAACGTCTGCTTCTACGGCATCTCGCATCTGGCAACACCGGAGGGCAAGCCGCACGAAGAAGGCGGTCGAGTGATGATCCGTCACTTCAAAGGCTCCCGTGCCATCGGCTTCTGGAGTCACTTCATGTTCGGCCTGGAGCGTGACCAGCAGGCGGAGGACATCAACGTCCGCCAACACACCACGTTCCGCATCCTGAAGGATCGCTTCACCGGCCAGGCCACAGGCAAGACCATCGGTCTCGGCTACGACGTGGAGACCGGCAGGCTGTTCGAGCAGGTGCTTGAAGAAACCCCGATGTTCCCACCGGAGCCAGGGGAAGGCAGTCAAGACTTTTGACTGACCTCGCCGTAACGACTCACGAGTTCTACATCCCCATGGACGCACCGGCACTCGCTGGTGCGTCCGCATGTTTCCCATACGCAGTACCCATGACCGCAGCCGATGCAGCCCGTCGATTCCCCGAGGGCGGCAAGCGTGTGCGCGTAACCATCACCGTCGAGGAAATCACATGAAGCTCTACATCGAACTGCTGCTGGCTCGTCTGTTCCCGTTCACCGTCGATTCGATCACCGCGCGCTTCGAGAAGGACGTGCAGAACCTGGAGAAGCTGGCCCTGGATCACCGCGCTGCTGCCGAGTCGCACACCGAGATGGCGCACGACTTCCTGGACTTCGCTGACGCAGCACACGACGAAGCCGACCGCGCCACGCGCATCGCCGCTCGCGTCAAAGCCCTGATCGACTGACCCAAGGAAGGCCCATGACTCCCAAAGAGTACGCACTGAGCATCTTCAATCTCCTGCCACCCGGCGTGGACGCATTGGCCTTCATCGGGGGCGGATGCTTCCGCTCTCTGTTCGACGGGACGGAGGTGAAGGACATTGACTTGTTCTTCGCCTCCTACACCGACTACCTGCTGGCTCTCCAGTTCTTCTCGTGGGAGCCGCGCTTCTCCGAACTCAAGTCCGATGTCAGCGGTGCTCGCATCTTCTCTGATGGCGTGAACCCACCTTTCAACCTGGTCGGCTTCCGATTCCACAAGACCCTCGGCGACCTCGTTGCGGACTTCGATCTCACTTGCGTCACCTGCGGAGCCGAGATGGTCGAGCCGGGTGTCGTCGAGGTCATCGAAGGCCCTGACTTCGTGTGCGACGCATCGCACAAGTACCTGCGCTTCAACAAGGTGCAGAACCACGACCGCGCCGTGAAGCGTATCGCTCGCTATGAGAGCTACGGCTACACCCGCACGCGCTCCGTAGCCGCCCAACTGGTGCGCTCCCGCTTCATCCCCGCTCCCAAACATGGAGGCGACTACTGAGGAAACTCCATGCACATATTCGACAACGAGACCAATGGCCTCATCCCTGAACTGGATCGCCTGCACTGTATCGCGATACGCGACACCAAGAAGGGAGTGACTCACCGGGCCAACGATCACGGATCGAAGCTGAGCATCGAGTCCGGCGTGAGGATGTTGCACGAGGCAGACGACATCTGCGGACACAACATCATCGGCTTCGACATCCCGGCGACACAGAAGGTCTACCCCTGGTTCAATCCGAGGGGCCAGGTGTGGGACACGCTCATCATGTCCCAGCTCATGTTCACCGACCTGTTCAACGATGACATCAAGCGCATCCGGCAGCACGAGAAGGACGCCGCACAAGGCAAGCGCGCCGCTGCGATCTTCCCGAAGAAGCTCATGGGCAAGCACTCGCTCGAAGCCTGGGGCTGGCGCATGGGCGTCTGGAAGGGTGACTACTCCGACATGATGAAAGCCAAGGGCCTCGACCCTTGGGAGTCATGGAATCAGGAGATGGACGACTACTGCGTCCAGGACATCCGCGTCACCGCCAAGCTCTACGACAAGCTGATCGCGCAGGGCTTCAGCGAGGAAAGCATCCGCCTGGAGCACGACATCGCTCCGATCCTTCGTCGGCAGGAGGCCCACGGCTTCCTGTTCAACAAGGACAAGGCGCTGGAGCTGGAAGCCACGCTGATCGGCCTGCGCGCCGAGCTGGTCGAGAAGCTGCGTGCGGTGTTTCCGCCGTGGCAGGCGAAGGCCGGCATCATCATCCCGAAGCGCGACAACAAGGCGAAGGGTTACGTCAAAGGCGTTCCGTTCCAGAAGTGGAAGACCGTCACCTTCAACCCCGGCTCGCGTCAGCACATAGCTGATCGCCTGTCGCACCTGTACGGATGGAAGCCCACGGAGTTCACCGACCAGGGAACGCCCAAGGTGGACGAGACAACCCTCGCCGGCCTGAAGTACGCAGAGGCTCCCTTGCTGACCGAGTACCTCACCGTTGAGAAACGGCTGGGCCAGCTCAGTGAAGGCAAGCAGGCGTGGTTCAAGGCAGTGAAGGCTGACGGCCGTATCCACGGACGTGTCAGTCAGAACGGCGCAGTCACCGGCCGCATGACGCACTCGAACCCCAACATGGCACAGGTGCCCTCCTCCGGTTCCCTTTACGGCCCGGAGTGCCGCGCACTGTTCATGGTGCCCAAGGGCAAGAAGCTGGTGGGTGCGGATGCGAGCGGCCTGGAGCTGCGCTGCCTTGCGCACTTCATGGGTCGATGGGATGCCGGCGAGTACGCGAAGGTCATCCTCGAAGGCGACGTGCATACGACCAACATGGTCGCTGCCGGTCTGACGAACCGCAACCAGGCCAAGACCTTCATTTACGCCTTCCTCTACGGAGCGGGCGACGCGAAGATCGGCTCGATTGTCGGCAAGGGTGCGAAGCGTGGTGCGGAGCTGAAGGCACAGTTCCTGAAGGGACTGCCTGCACTGGCAGCACTCATCAAGGCCATCAAGGCCACCGTGCGTGCGCAGGGATACCTCAAGGGCCTGGACGGCCGCAAGCTGCATGTTCGCAGCGATCACGCAGCACTCAACACCTTGCTGCAAGGAGCTGGTGCAATCGTGATGAAGAAGGCTCTTGTGTTACTCGACAAGCGTCTGCAAGAGATCGGCTTGGTTCCCGGTACTGACTATGAGTTCGTAGGCAACATCCACGACGAGTGGCAGATCGAAGTATCCGAGGAACATGCCGAGACCGTAGGAGCCGCTGCCACCGATGCGATCTTCCGTGCTGGTGAGCACTTCGGCTTTCGTTGCCCCCTGGCCGGCGAATACAAAGTCGGCAACAACTGGCACGACACGCACTGAGGAAGTGCGCCACACCGGCAAGCCGTCTCCTTGCACTGACGAAGCACCGGGCGAAGAAGCGGGGCATCCCATTCGACCTCACGATTGAGGACGTGGTGATCCCCGACTTCTGCCCGGTGCTGGGCTTACCGCTATATCGCAACACAGGTGGACTGGCCCAAGGCCCGAACTCTCCATCCCTCGACCGCAATGACCCGACTCTCGGCTACACAAAGGGCAACGTCACGGTCATCTCATCCAAAGCAAACGCCATCAAGAGCAACGCAACTCCCGAGGAGCTGCTGCGCGTGGCCGCCTATTACCAGGAGCACCGATGAAGTCCTGCAAAGACTGCAAGTTCTATCAGCGCGCACCCGGCTATCCGTCCGAGTACGACAACTGCACCCGCAAGCGCACCTCCATCACGCTGGTCGATCCGGTACGCGGCGGTACGAAGAGGGTCAACACCACTCCGCTGAGCCACTACATCAAGTGCGACAGCGAGCGCACCTCGCGTGCCCCGTGGAAGTGCGGCGTGCAAGCCCGCCACTTTCAGCCGAAGGCAACGACTCCCGAGGACTACCACCTATGAAGGCACTGAAGTTCATCTTCGGTGGCCTCATCGACGCCATTAAGCAACGCAGGGTCATCAAGTCCCGCGAGCGTGCCGCGCTGCACAGCCTACGACTCGCGAAGATTCAAGCACAGATCGCGGCGGTGCAAGCGCACTCCGTTGACTACGTGTGTCGGCCATGAAGCAGGCCCTCTACTACATCGCGGCCCTGCTGATCCTCGTCGCTCTCGGTGCCGGCGCCTATGGCGTCTATTCGTATCGAGCAATGACCACGCGCGTCGTGAAGCTGGAAGAAACAGCTCAGCAGTACGACGCACTCACGCAGCGGTTTGATGCCTTCTCCAAGGAGGTCGCCTACCGCCGCGACCTCGACTCACTGATCCGCAACAACCGGGATCGCGTCACTCACGAACTGGAGATAGCTGCCCGTGAAGATCATCCGACTGCTGCTTTTCTTGATACCCCTCTGCCTACAGGGCTGCGCGACGCATACAACCGTGCGAAGCAGCAGCGCCTTCCTCTCCCCGACCGCCATTGAGGGCCGCCACGCATCCCTGGATGCCCTGGTGGATGACCCGACGAGTACGGGTGGAGACCTATTCAACTTCGCCGGTCAGGCGGAGGACGCACTGCAACGCTGCAACGCAGACAAGCAGAGCGCAACCAACGAACTGAAGGGAACCCAATGAGCCTGAGCATTAACGACGACATGGAGAGCCGCCAGCTCCTCGTCCTATTCGTGCAGGAACTGCGCAAGCGCCTTGAGGGCGACGTGCTCACCGCGCTGAAGCCTGCAATCGACAAGGCCATCGACGGGGTTGTGGCTGAACTCAACCCGGCCATCCAGAAGCACTACGACATGCGCTGCGACCGCATGGTTCACAACCTTATGGTCACTCGCCGCGAGGAAACAAAATGACCATTCAAGTAACCCTGATCGGCGGCCCTGCCGATCTCCAGCGTCACGTCGCTGATCGTGGTGCGCGCTACATCCGCGTGGCGCACATGCGGGCGGCGCAGGCGCGCTACTACGGCCCGAACGATCCGATCCACAACCTCAGTGTCAGCGCGCACACTTACGATATTCGGCAGGTGGATCACTCCACCTTCGTGGGTATCTGGCAAGAGCAGTGGGGTTAACGATCCTCATTGACGCCGACGTTCTCCGCTACCAACTGTCCTTCAAGAACACGAAGACGATCAAGTGGGAAGACGAAGACGACGGCGCTGAGGTTGTGGTTGCTGAGGTGGTCAACCCCGAGAAGGCGAAGGCCGACCTGGACGACTATATCGAGGAGCTGCTGGAGAAGTTCGGTACGCGTAACTTCCTCCTGCCTCTCTCGGTCAGCACCAACTTCCGCAAGGCGATCCTGCCCACGTACAAGGGCAACCGCACGAAACCCAAGCCGGCCCTGTGGACTGCTGTGGATGGATTCCTCCACGAGCTGTACCCCGAGAAGATCATCACCCGCGAGTACCTCGAAGGCGATGACATCCTCGGTCTCCTGGCGACCATGCCGAAACCCCGGCTGTGCCCTGGCAAGCGAATCATCGTGTCCATCGACAAGGACATGCAGACGATTCCCGGCCGCCTGTTCAATCCCGGCAAGCCCGACATCGGCACCCGCACGATCAGCGAGCACGAAGCCAATCTGTTCTGGATGAAGCAGGTGCTCACGGGTGACACCGTGGACAACTACAAGGGCTGTCCCGGCATAGGCCCCAAGCGGGCCGATGAATTCCTGATGCCCGTTCACGAGGCGATGTTGGGCGAGTCCGTTGAGGATCACCTGGCCGCCCTGTGGGTAGCCGTGGTGGAAGCCTACGCCACCAAGAAGGGCACCGCTGAGGAAGCTCTGATCCAGGCCCGTTGCGCGCGAATCCTGCGTGACGGCGACTACAACTTCAAGACCGAGGAGGTCACCCTCTGGACACCCCAATGAAGATCATCGGCATCTCTGGCCGCGCACGTAGCGGCAAAGACACGCTCGCCGGTATCTTCAAGTTCCTGGACAAAAACGCTGTCCAGCTTTCCTTCGCCTCACCCATCCGCGAGTTCATCGCCGGCCTGATCGGCATGTCCGTTGACGAGATCACGAACAGCGATGCCAAGGAGCTTCCGCTCCCCTGGCTCAACGGCAAGTCCCCACGGCACCTGATGCAAACCCTGGGCACCGAGTGGGGTCGCGATCAGATCGACCCGAACCTCTGGATCAAGGTAGCCGCCAAGAAGATCGAGACGCTGCGTGCTCAGGCCAACCCGCCGAGCCTTGTGGTGTTCTCAGATGTCCGGTTCGACAACGAGGCGGAAATGATCCGCTCGCTGGGCGGCTGGATCATCCATCTGTCAAGGGGCGAAGCCACCGAAGTGGCGGCGCATGTGTCAGAGAAGGGGGTCACCCCGAACCCCTCGGAAGACATGTGCATTTACAACGACGGCTCCCTCGGCGACCTGGAAGAACAGGCTGAACTGGCCCTCGCCAGTTACGACGGCGGCTAAGTGCGGCCCGGATCGGCTCCGGCTCCGGTGTTTTTTTTCCGCTCGAAGTCGAACTCTTCAGTGAACATGGCCCACAGAAGCATGCATGCCAGAACCACGATGGCAACAATCAGCAGCCAGCCAACGAGCCGACCGCCTTGAAGGTAGTAGTAAAAGAGACCCAAGTACCCGCTGCACATTACCAAACGGACAAGAAGGCCGGCAGCGTACTCCCACGTCTTCCAGCGCCACGGCCAGATTCGATCCTTCGATAAGGAAATCATCACTGAGTAGCCCGCGTAAGCCCAAAACCCCCAAGCAATGATGTAGTTCCCGGCCTTGCTCAGCGTCAGAGCCGCAAACGGAATGTCGGAGATGTCGCCGGGGTAGCAGTACAAGCCGATGGCAGCAAGAACGAGTGCTCTGAGCAGGTACATGTTGGCGCCTTCCTCCCCTTGGAAGCGTGAGTATCCTCCAAGTAAGGGGGTGGGTAAAACAACCAACATAGGAGGAAACAACCGTTTCCCATCAAGGGTTCCGGTGGGTTCCTGAAGACTCATTCATACACCCACGGAACCCCCTATGTCCGACACCATTCCCCTGCACGCCTACGACCTGATCGACGAGCTGGACGCGCGATACCCCGAGGTCATCTATGACTCGAAGCTGGATCGCGATGAGTTCCTCATGCGCTCAGGCGAACGCCGCCTGGTTCTCTCGCTGAAGCTCAAGCGGCAGCGCGAACAAGAGGATCAGTATGTGCAGTAGTTCCCCCCAAGCGCCCAAGCCGACCGAAGCAGATAAGCCCGCCGTGATGCTCACCGCGCGCGACGGCATGAACGGTTCCCAGGAGAGCGCAAGTCAGGGCCGCAAGCAACTGCGGATCGACCTGAATAACTCCACCACCTCCGCTTACGGAAGCAGTCTCGTCATCCCCACTTGAGCACGTCCGCCCCGCAGACCGTCTCAGCAGAAGGCCGTTACAACCAGCTCAAGTCTGACCGTAACGCCGCCGAGTCCCGCGCGAAGCAATGCGCAACTCTCACACTGCCGACGCTTTACAAGGAAGTCTCGAAGGGCAAGTCGAGCTCTTCCCGCACCACCCCGTACCAAGGCACCGGAGCGCGCTGCGTCAATTCGCTGTCCGCCCGCCTGCTGCTGGCGCTGTTCCCCGCAAACGCCAACTTCTTCAAGCTGTCACCCGATGGTATGGACGCCAACACGCTCGCAGAGCAGGCCGGCATCCAGCAGGGTGAACTGGAGATGGGCCTCGCCGAGATCGAGCGCACCGTCATCAACGACATCGAAACGTCCGGCATGCGTGGACGCTTGGGCCTCGGCCTGAAGCACCTCGTGGCAACCGGCAACGTGCTGATGTACGTGCCCGACGACGGCAACGCCAAGATGTATCCGCTGTCCCGCTACGTGGTTGACCGCGACGGCATGGGTTCCGTGCTGGAGATGGTCACGCTCGATAGCGTCGCACCTTCGACTCTCGGGACAGACCTAAAGTCCATCTTGGGTCTCGACAAGAAACAAGGTGCTACGAAGGACGCTGGCCCTGAGCAGGATGTGGAGCTGTATACCCGCATCTACCGCGAGGGTGGACTGTGGCAGGTGTACCAGGAAGTGAACAGCACCATCGTTCCAGGCTCCCAGGGTTCCTATCCCATCGACGCGTGTCCTTGGATTCCCCTGCGGATTCCCGAGGAAGACGGCGAGGACTACGGCGCCGGCCTGATCTACGACTACTACGGCGACTTCGATGCACTGGAGAAGCTGAGCAAGGCCATCCTCAAGGGTGCCGCAGCAGCCGCCAAGGTTCTGTGGGCACTGGATGAGAACGCCACGATCCGACCAACTGCAATCACGCAGGCCGAGTCAGGTGACGTGTTGCGCTTCAAGGCCGAGCAGCTCAAGGCTGTTTCGCAGGAGAAGTTCGGCGACTTCAACTTCGTGGGTCAGCACATCGACAAGCTGATTACCCGATTGGAGATGGCGTTCGGCGTTCGCACCTCGATTCAGCGCAGCGGCGAGCGAGTCACTGCTGAGGAAATCCGCTACCTGGCCCAAGAGCTGGAAGACACCCTCGGCGGCATCTATTCGATCCTCGCGGAAGACCTTTTGCTCCCGCTGGTTCGCCGGATCATGGATCGCCTCACACGCGCCCATCGACTCCCCGATCTGCCCCCAGGTCTCATCAAGCCCCGCATCGTTGTCGGCGTCGCCGCACTCGGGCGTGGGCAGGACATGCAGAAGCTCATGGAATGGGCACAAGCAGCGCAGCAGGTACTCACACCGCAAGTGTTCTCACAGCGTGTGAATCCCGGCGAGCTGATGGCCCGTATGGGCGCTGCATCCGATCTGACCATGAAGGGCCTCATCAAGACTGATGAGCAGCTCCAACAGGAACAGCAGACCGACACCATGCACCAGGCCGCCATTCGTGCAGCCCCAACCATCGCAGGTGCCGCCATGGCACCACCAGGAGATATGAGTGGCCAACAGTAATCCAGTGACCGACACGCCGGCTGATCCGGCAAAGACCAAGCCGGTCACCCCGACTCCCGTGAAGACCCCGAAGGACACAGTGAAGGCCGAGGCCGATCCACTGGAGAAGTACAAGTCCGTCGTCAACGGTCTCACCATCTACAACTTCAACCACTGAGCCTTATGACCGAAAAGTCCGAGATCACAATGAACACCACCGAGGCTTCGGCCGCTGCCGCTGCTGCCACTACGGAAGCCGCTGCTGCAACCGAGGTCACCTATGGTGGCTTCAAGACCGTCGAGGAGCTGGTCGCCGCTCACGCCGAACTGACTGCCAAGCAAACGACGACGCCAACGGCTGAAGAAGCTGCCGCTGCCGCTGCGGAAACCAAGCCGGCCCTGGAGATTCCAGCGGGCGACGAAGGTGCTCAGAAGGTTGTCGAGAATGCCGGCCTGGATTGGGCTGGCCTCAACACCGAGTACGCCGAGAAGGGCAAGCTGTCTGACGAGACCTATGCCTCGCTGGAAAAGGCTGGCATCCCGAAGGCCGAGGTGGACACCTACATCCGTGGCAAGCAGGCGGAAGTCGATGCATACGATGCGGCTGTCTATGGCACCGCTGGTGGCAACGAAGCGTACCTTGGTCTGATCGAGTGGGCGAAGGGCAACCTCGCCGAAGCCGAGAAGATCGAGTTCAACTCCGCCGTCACGTCCGGCAATCCCGCACGAGCAAAGATGGCCGTCGAGGCCCTCGCTGCACGTCACGCTGCGAAGCGCGGTGCCCCTCCGGGTTCCCTGCTGAATGGCAAGAAGTCCCCCACGGGTGCTGCGCCGTTCAAGTCGCAGATCGAAGTGACCGCAGCGATGCGCTCGCCTCAGTACAAGAACGACCCGGCATTCCGTGCCGAAGTCGCGGAGCGGCTGCGCCTCTCCGAGTTCTAAACCACAACCCCGCACGCCTCTGCCCCCGATGAAATAGGCGGGGTCAAGCGCAAATAGCGGGGTATTCAACTTCTCTCACGTAAGGAAATCACAAGAACAAAATGGCAAACGCTGTACCGAATCGTCTTGGTCAAGTCCAGAACACTGGTGATGACAAGGCGCTGTTCCTCAAGCAGTACGCGGGTGAAGTTCTGGCCTCGTTCGTTGAGGAGTACAAGCTGGCGGGCAAGGTCACCGAGCGCAACATCTCGCACGGCAAGTCGGCCTCGTTCCCGGCCATCGGCACCATCGGCTCCGAGTACCACGTACCGGGCACCGAGATCACGGGCCTGAATGTCCAGCACAACGAAGTGATCCTGAACCTCGATCCCATGCTGATCTCGCATGTGTTCATTCCGAACATCGACGAGGCGATGAACCACTACGATGTGCGTAGCGAGTACACGAAGCAGCAGGGTCTCGAACTGGCAAAGCAGCGCCAGCTCAACGAAATCCGTTGCGCAATCCTGGCAGCTCGCCAGACCGAAGGCCCGGTGGATGGTCAGCCGGGTGGCCTGATCGTCAAGGCTGCGACGATGGGCACCGACGCATCGCTGGTCGCTGCGGCGATCCGTCAGATTCGTCAGAACTTCGACGAGAAGAACGTTCCCGATGAGGACGTTGTTGCCGTGCTGAAGCCCGCCATGTGGTACTTGCTGACCCAGGTGAAAGACCTGGTGGATCGTGACTTCAACCCGACGGAAGGCGCAAGTCTCTCGCAGGCTGTCATCCAGTCCATCGCCCGCATCCCGTTGCTGAAGACCAACTTCTTCCCGAACGCAGACGACACCGCGAACGCGAAGGTCGTTGCCAGCCGTCGTGCGGACTACAGCAAGTCGGTTGCTTCTGTGTTCCACAAGAGCGCGGTCGGCACGCTGAAGCTGCTGGACTTGGCACTGGAAGACACCTATGACGCACGTCGTCAGGGCACCCTGATGCTGAGCAAGTTCGCCCTGGGCCACGGCCCTCTGCGTGCTGCCGGCGCTGCGGAAATTGCCATCGGCGCGTAAGCGTCACCCCTCAACCCGTCACGACCTTAACCGGCGTGGCGGGTTTTTTTTGCCTGGAGACTTATGCAACTCACTGCAACCACGGAGCTTGAGGCTGTCAACCAACTGCTGAAGGCAGTGGGCGAGACTCCCGTCAACACGCTCGACAACATGGGCTTCACCGATGCCTCGATTGCGCGCGACACGCTGCGCACGAAGGCACGAGAGATTCAGTCACGCGGCTGGTACTTCAACCGCGACTACGACTACTACTTCACCCCGGCCTCTGACGGTCAGGTTGTGTTACCACAGAACGTCATCTCGCTGCGCCCATCGACGGCAGAGTCACGCCGTATCGTCCCGCGCGGCGGCAAGCTATACAACGCAGACGACAGCACCTACGTGTTCGACGCCGACAACGGCCCGGTCGCTGAGGTGGTCTGGATGTTCGACTTCGAGACGCTGCCCGAGTCGGCGCGTCGCTACATCACCGTGAAAGCGGCCACGCAGTTCCAGGCGCAG